TCAGAGCAGGACGGAGTACCAGAACACCCGGCCAATGATCTGGATGTGCTCGGCGGCCTCGCCGGGCTCGTAGCGCTCGTCGGGGTGCTCGTCGCTGTTGAAGCTGCGCACGCGCAGGCCGCCCCCTGGGAGGCGGTAGAGCAGCTTCACGCGCAGTTGACCGTCGTGGTCGAAGGCGTACATGTCGCCGTCCTTGATGGTGCGCGCGCTGGTGTCCACGCCCACCGTGCTGCCGTCGGGCAGCACCGGCTCCATGCTGTTGCCGTTCACCGTCACGCAGGCTGCGCTGGCGGCATCGATGTTCTTCTTGCGCAGCGAATACTTGCCGAAGCGCAGCTTGCGCCCGGTGGTCTGCAGCACCACCGTGCTGCCCTTGCCGCCGGACAGCTCCACTTCCTTATAGAAGGGCAGCTCGATCTCGTCGGCATCCAGCGGCGTTTCATCGTCCCAGGACTCCACGCCACCGAACCAGTCGGCATTGCCTGGCTGGCGGCTCATGCGGCCCTCCAGCATCTCGCCATGGCCTTCCGCGAGCCAGCGCGGGCTGACCCCGCAGATGGTGGCGATCTGGGTGGCGAAGCTGGTCGCGCGGGATTTGCCGCGTTCCAGGTCGGATATAGAGGTCTGTGTCATGCCTGCGGCGCTGGCGAGCTGAACCTGACTCAGGTTGGCGTGCTTGCGCGCGGCCTTGATGCGGTTTTTGAGTTCCATGGGCGCAGAATAAGGGCGGCCCTATGTCAATGCAAGTGCAAAAATATAGGCACTACTATATAATCCGTACCAGAAATTCTGCCGTCCCATGGCGCCTTCCCCGGTCCGTTGATGACCTGGGGAGCGGCGAAATGGGGCTGCTTTCATCGTTCAGCCGGCCAGGGGGTCGGCCCATGGGAAGGGGAAATACATGTTCCAGACTACAGAACAGGCGCTGGCAGTTGCTTACTGGATGGCTGAGCACAAGGCCGGTCCGCGTTCGTCGACGGCGATGGCCATCGATGTGCTGCGCGAGCGTTTCGACACCAGCTTCGTCAGCAAGCTGCCCAGCGGTTTGAGCCCGCACGAGTGGCAGGCGCAGTCGGTAATGACCATCCGTTTCGCCCAGCGTCTGCTGGCCGATCACCCGCTGGAGCTGGCGGTGGTGCAGGCCGAGTACGCGCATGGGCGTGATTTCGTGGTGGCGATCGCGGCCCTGCGTGACTGGCTGCGTCCGCAGGCCGACTCGGCCGAGCAGCGCGCGGCGCTTGCACTATTGATGCGTATGTTCCGTCGTCCGCCGCACAGCATCCGCGAAGTCGAGCGGCTCACCGGGCTGTCCAAAAGCACGCTCCATCGATGGGACCAGGACTGGCGCACCAAGGTGGCGGGCAAGCTGCGTGACGCAGTGGCGCGCCTCGAAGTACCCATGTCCAGCGCGGGGATCGTTATTGCACATTGATGAGGAAAAATTTCTTTTAAAAAACGGCTTTTCCCATATTGACGATATGGGACGATAAAGGTAAGATAGCTCCAAGATCGAAATCAAACCAACCGAAGCCCGCACACTGCGGGCTTTGGCGTTTCTGGGCCTGGCGAAATCCGCCGGGCCTTCTAGCAAGGAGTCTTCCATGACCGAGCCCAGCATTGCGGTCGCCATGGCAGGCGGAGTGGCTGGCGCCGGGGTCGCGATGATCGTGCCCGGTGTCGATGGCAATGCACTGATCGGCGGCTTCGGCGGCGCGATCTTCTTCGTGGTGTTCGCCCGTGACTATGGCGCCCTCACCCGTGTGGGCTACCTCCTGGTGTCCTGGGTCGGCGGTTACTACACCGCCGTCGAGGCGGTCAGTCGCGGTATTTCGCAAACCAGCGGGGCGGTGGCGTTCGTCGCCGCGACGCTCTGCGTGACAGCAGGCGTCGGCCTGCTGGAATGGATGCGCGGCGGCCAGCTGCCTTCCTGGTTGCGGACGATCCTGCGGCGTGGAACGGGAGGCAAGGATGGATGATCCATTGGCCACCGGCACCCTCGTGGTTTGCGCAGCGATCTGCTTCCGACTGCTGATCTACCGGCGGCGTGGCTCACGCTTCCGCCCCGGCGTTTCACTCTGCGCCTACCTCTTGGCGCTGTGCACGGGATGCCAGGCACTGACCATCGCCCTCGGGCGTTACCAGGGCGAACACCTCTCGCCCTGGATGCTCGGCGTCCTGCTGATCCTGTTGTTCCTGGTGCTTCGGGCCCGCGGCAATCTCGCACGGATCCTGCACCTGGGTTGATCGCCCACTTCGTTTCCAACTTATCCACCGCGACCCGAGAGGCGGCGGCGCGCACTCCTGCGCGCCGCTTGCCTGGTCGCACCTATTTACCAGGAGGACTCAATGGCCATCACCGCCACTCGGCTGGATGTCGTTGCCCTGCGCGAGGCATTGCGCGGCCTGCTCGAACTGCCGGCCGGCGCGTTGATCGCGGCGGACCAGGCAGCGGCACCGCCGTCCGGCCTCTACGCCAGCCTGCGTGAAACGCAGTCGGCGGAACAGGGCAAGTCCCGCCGCGAATTCAACGGCAACAACGAACGAGAAACCGTCGTCACCAGCTGCGAGACCACCTTCGGCCTCGTCGGCTACGGCGCCGGCGCCCTGAACCTGATCCATGACGCGCGCTCGGTGCTGCAGTCCAGCCTCGCCCAGGACCGCTTGCGGCGCCTCGGTGTTGCCCTGCTGCGCACGGCGCCGATCGAAAACCTGTCCAGCGTCGAGGCGGGCGTAGCCCGTGAACAGGCACGCATCGACCTCGTCCTCGGCCACGACCACCGCGTGACCCTGGAACAGAAACACATCGCTTCCTCGGTGGTGACCGCCCACACCGATACGGGCCTCACCGCCACCCTCACAGTGAATACATCGGAGACCTGATATGTCCCTTCCGCTTTCGCAGATCGTAAACGTACAACTCAACGTGCAGCCGGTAGCCACCCCGCGCCGCGACTTCGGCCAACTGGCCCTGTTCACCCCCGAGGCCGGTAACGTCTTCATCGACGCCTCGACCCTGTACATCAGCTGCGCCAGCCAGGCCGAAGTCGAGGCCGCCTTCGGCAGCTCCTCGCAGACCGCCATCGCCGCCCGCGCCTTCTTCGCCCAGAGCCCGCGACCCAAGCAACTGCTGGTGGCACGCTGGCTGAAATCGACCCGCAACGTGCCGGCGGTCAAGGCCGCCATCAACGGCACCCCGCTGCTGGCCACACTGGAGCAACTGAAGGCAGTGAGCGCCGGCCAGCTGTCCATCACCGTCGATGGCGTGCGCCAGGACGTGAGCGGCCTGAACTTCAGCGCCGCCGCCGATTTCGCCGCCATCGCCGCGCTGATCGACGCCAAGCTGACCGCCCAGGCCGTCAGCTGCCGTTATGACGCCGTCGCCAACCGCTTCATCCTCGACGCCGATGTCGCTGGCGCCGCCAAGGCCATCGGCTTCGCCCAGGACCTGGGCGCCACCGGCACCTACCTGGGGGGCCTGCTGCGCCTGGAGAACGGCATGGCGCAGAAGGTCGCCGGTGCCGATGCCCTGGTGCTTTCCGCGCAGAACCTGCCGCAGGCCTTCGCCGCGCTGCTGGACGTCAACGCCGGCTGGTACGCCGCCACCGTCGCCGCGTCCCTGACCGACGACGAGATCGAACAGGCCTCCGCCTGGGTTTTGGCCGCCGACAAGAAGGTTTTCGGTGTCACCACCCAGAACCCGAGCCACCTGGAAAACGTTGCCAGCAACCCCTTCAAGCGCCTGGTGGATCGCCAGAGCCATCGCACCGTCGCGGTCTTCGACAAGAACGACCCCTATGCGGTGAACAGCTGGCTGGCCCGTGCGCTGTCGGTGAACTTCGCCGCCAACAACTCCACCCTGACCATGAAGTTCAAGCAGCTGCCCGGCATCAGCGCGGACAACCTGACCCTCACCGAGGCCGACAAGTGCCGCAAGCTGGGCCTGAACTTCTACACCTACTTCGACGAGTCGGCGATGGTCGCCGAAGGCACCGTCATCGGCGGTCGCTTCTTCGATGAAGTGCACATCCTCGACTGGTACGTCGATGCCGTGCAGAAGGAAGTCTTCGCCACCCTGTACCGCTCCCCGGGCAAGGTGCCGCTGACCGACGCGGGCGTCGCTCGCCTGCTGGCGTCCGTACGCAAGGTCTGCCGCGAAGGCGTGAACAACGGCGCCTTCGCCCCCGGCGTATGGAACGGCGACCCCTTCGGCAACCTCGTCAGCGGCGAGCGCCTCGACGAAGGCTTCTACGTCTGGGCTGACAGCGTCGACAACCTGTCCACCTCCGACCGTGAGCAGCGCAAGGCGCCGCCGATCCAGGTGGCCCTGAAGATGGCCGGCGCCGTGCACTCGGTAGACGTGCTGGTCAACTTCGATCGCTGATCCCATCGCCAACCTATTTTTCGGCCCCTTCGATGGGGCCTTTTCTTTTCCGGAGATTTTCCATGGCTATCTATGACCAGAATCAACTGTCCGTCCTGATCAACGGCTACGAGATCCGCGACTGGGCCAGCGGCGCCGACGCCCTCAAACTGGCCTTCAACAACGCCGCCGGCACCCTGAAGATGGGCAGCAACGGCAGCGGCGTCTTCGTCGCCAACAACGACCGTTCCGCAACCCTGACCCTGAAGCTCAAGCAGCACTCGGCGGACAACAAGTACCTCAATGGCCTGCGCGCCCTGCAGGACGGCAACCTCAAGGCCTTCGTGCCGCTGACCCTGGAGGTGCGTGACCTGCTCAACGAAGACCTGATCAGCGCCACCAAGGGCTACTTCACCACGCGTCCTGAAGTGACCCGTGGCAGCGAAGCCAACGACATCCAGTGGGTCATCGTCTTCGAACGCGCCAACGTCAGCCTGGAACAAGGGGTCGCCTGAACATGAACGCCGAACATCGCATCAACCTGGATGGCATCTCCTACGTCATGCGCCCGGCCAATGCCATGCCGGCCTGGAACGCCCTGAAGAAGGCCGCGCGCCTGCTGCAAGGCGTAAAGATCGAGCGCGGCGAGGGCAGTGAGTCCCTGGCCATCGGCGCCATCCTCGCCAACCTGGGCGATCCGGTGGTGGCGGAGATCGAGACGCTCGTGCTCCAGCACGTCAATGCGCAGCCGGAGGACGGTGCGGCTTTCCGCCTGGCCGACCGTGCCGACGCGCACTTCAACCAGCATCGCGGCCACCTGCTGCCGTTGCTGATCGAGGGGGTGAAATACCAGTTCGGTGATTTTTTCGCCGCCGCCATGCCCGCCCTGTCGGCGATTCTGCCGGGGCAGGCCAAGGCGGAGTAACCGACTGGTTCCTCTTCACCCCTGTCATGCGCCAGCTCTGCACCCTGCATGAGCTGCGCGCGCTCTACACCCTGGCTGACCTGTGCGACTTCCACGACGCGATAGCGGAGTGGGATGACGCACAGCGTCAGGCCCATGAGAGGCAGGCCAATGGCAGCAATTGAAATCGACAAACTCGGTATTGGCGTCGGCTTTTCGCTCGGCCTGGCGCGGATCACCAATAGCGTGAAGCAGGAGTTGAGCATCACCGACAACTCCCTCACGCAGAACATCACCAACCTCTACAGCTATGTAGACACCCTCAACGAGGTGCAGGAAACCGCCGCCAAGGCGAGCGACTCGCTGCTTTCCGTCGCCTCCGGAATCGGCGGCTTCGTCAGCACGATCGCCGGCTATATCGGCTCTGCCCTGGAGAGCCTGGATGGGCTCAAGAGTGGGCAGGACTCCCTCGGCGTGGTCAGCGAAAGCGACGTCACCGAAGCCCAGCGCTACGAGAAGGCCATGGACGGCCTCGACAAGATGCTGGAGGCGGTGAAGGTACGTGTCGCCCTCGGCATCGCGCCGCAGCTGAGTTATCTGGCCGAGGGCTTCCTGAGCCTGCTCGATGCCAACAAGGAGCTGATCGCGGCGGGCCTCACCCGAACCATGGAGATCGTGGGGGAGGGCCTGGACGCCCTGGTCAACTTTGGCCGCGCGGTGGACGCCGTCGTGCAGTCCACCGTCGGCTGGGAGGCGACCCTGATGATGCTCGGCGCCGCTCTGGCCTGGGTCGGCCAGGCCACCATCCTGGCCTTCGCCGCCAACCCGGTGACCTGGATAGTCGCCGCCCTGATCGGCCTCATCGCGCTCGTCGACGACTTCATGACCTACCTGGACGGTGGTCAGTCGGCGCTCGGTGAGTTCTGGGCGCCGTTCAAGACCGGCCTGGAAGGCATCAATGAAACGCTGGCCGCCTTCAAGGAGGTGTTCGCAGCGTTCTGGGCGGAAAACGGCGAGACCGTGACGGCCTTCGGCAATGATCTGTTCACCATCATCGGCGCCAGCGTCATGCAGCTGGTCGCCATCTTCCAGATGTTCTTCGCCGCGATAAACGGCGACTTCGAAGGCGTCAAGGCAGCCTTCAGCAGCTGGTTCGAAGCGCTCAAGGCGCAGTTCGAAATCATCGGGGGCTTTATATCCAAAGCCGCTTCCTACATCGGTTTGGGAGGCGAAGAGGAGGGCGAGGCTGGAGCAACACCTCAGCCTGGTCCTGGGCGCGCGATGAAGGGGCCTGGCACGGGTGGCCTGTCCGCACTGATGGCCAACGGGCCTGGCCTCGTGGACGGAGCCAGCCAGTTGTCCGCTGGTGTGCAGGGCGCTCAGAGCCAGGCTGCGGCGGGTGTCGGCGTCCTGGCGATGCCGGCTCAGCCGGTCAGTAACAGCTACAGCCAGACGGTGACCGTAAGCGTGGCGGGGGACAACCCGCGCGAGATCGGCCGCGAAGTGGCCGAGCAGGTCGCACGCAACCAGCAACGCCTGACCACTCACAACAACAGCAGCGAAATTAGGCAGTGAGGTGAATCAATGGTCATGCTGATCAACCGCCGTATCGGAACCTTGAGGCTCGATGCGGTGATAAGCGAAACACACAAATCCGACCTCAAGATCACCGAGAACCCAGTGGAAAGCGGTGCCAACATCGCCGACCACGCCTATGTGCAACCGCGCTCCCTGATTATCAAGGGCACCGTGGTGGAGCACTACGACCCTCTAGCCAACCTGCCCATCGACAGCATGCCGGGAGTGCGCAGCGGGCGAGGGTTCCTCGACAACATCCTGCCTGGCCTGCTCTCACCCCGCACTTCGCAGGGTGAGAGCCGTGCCAAGCGCGAACTGAAGAGCTGGCTGGAGCCCCTGGCAGATGGCACCAAGGCCCGTCCCCTGGCGCCCTGGATGCTGGAGTCCCAGCCGCTGTCGCGTTTCGACAGCTCGCCCAGCCAGTCACGCCTGCAGCAGATCTACCAATGCCTGCTGGATACCCAGAAGGCTGGCGAGTTGCTGCAGGTACAGACCGGCTTCTACCTGTACAAGAACATGCTGCTGAGCACCATTGCAGCCACACAGACACTCGACGGCTCCATCGATCTGGACCTGACCCTGCGTGAGGTCCTGGTGGTGGAAACCCGCGTCATCAATGGCGTGGTGACCCCGGCCGCCGGTACCGAACGCTCCGGTCGCAGCGATACCCAGGCAGCGGCGAAGAAGCCCCAGGGCAAGACCACGCCCAAGGCGGACAAGCGCAATGAAAGCCTGATGCATGCCGTATTTGGGGTTATCAGATGAAACGAATCCCCATCAGCAGCGAACCGCTGCAGGAGCAGAGCTTCGATTTCGCCGGGCAACGCCTGCGCCTGACTCTGCGCTACAACAGCATCGGCGATCACTGGGCCTTCGACCTGCTGGACGAGTCCGACAACACCTGGCTGGCCCAGGGCCTGACCCTGGTGGTGGGCGTGCCGATGCTGTGGCGCAGCACTTTGCCGTTCTTCCTCTGGCTCGACGACCTCAGTGGCGTCGGGCTCGACCCCATGGGCGGGAAGGACATGGGCAGCCGTTGCCTGCTCTACATCGGCGAGAAGTCGGAGGTGCAGCCATGAGGCAGTTCGGCCGGCAATACCGCCTGGTGCTGGGCAGCGAGGAAAACGGCCTGGTGATCGACAGCCTGCGGGTCACGTTCGAGTTCACCAAGGACATCGACAACACCCCCAACAAGGCCGAGATCCGCATCTGGAACCTCAACCGCGAGCACCGCGAATGGCTCTACGGCAGCGATTTCCGCAAGGTCTGGCTGTGGGCCGGCTACAGCGAGCTGCGCCTGCTCTACGCCGGTGACATCACTGCCGTGGCGCTGGAGCGCAAGGAGCTGGACAACGTCATTGTGCTCACCTGCAACACCGGTGACACGGATATGCGCGAGGCGCGGGTGAGTACCACCCTGGCCGCCGGCAGTACCGCGAACGACCACGTGAAGGTCGCGGTGGCCAGCATGACCGGCACCACGCCTGGGCAGGTCGTCCTGCCCAAGCAGCGCCCGCTGCCTCGGGGCAAGGTGCTGTCCGGCTTGAGCCGCGACGTGCTGAGCGAAGTGGCGGCGGAGCAGGGGGCCGACTGGTCGATCCAGGATGGCGACCTGCTGCTGCTTCCCGCCGGCTACGTGCTCGACGACCAGGCGGTGTTCCTGTCCCAGGAGACCGGGTTGATCGGCGCCCCCAAGGAGATCAAGGGCGGCGGGCTGGAACTGACCTGCCTGATCGACCCGGCCCCCCGGGTTGGCGGCACGGTGCGGCTGAAATCCATCGAGCCGCGCTACGACGGCGACTACAAGATCGTCACCATCAACAGCAAGGGCGATGTGATGGAAAAGGACTGGTACTGCGTGCTGTCGGTGATCGGCGGCGAGTTCCAGAAGAAGGACGCCGCCAAGACCGACAAGGGAGGCAAGGGCAATGGGTAACTACGACTGGCAGACCCCGTCGATGGACAAGGCCAACCGCTCCACCATCGACGCCCGCCTCAAGCGCCTGCACACCGCGCTGCCCGGCCGCATCGTCGCCTTCGACGCCGCGCGCCAGGTGGCCAGCGTGCAGCCGATGATCGAGCAGCAGCTCATGGATGGCTCGCGCCAGGCCCTGCCGCTGCTGCCGGACGTGCCGGTGCAGTTTCCCCGGGGCGGCGGCTTCGTGCTGACCTTCCCGGTCAAGCCGGGCGATGAGTGCCTGCTGGTGTTCAACGAACGCTGCATCGACGGTTGGTGGCAGTCGGGCGGCTCCTCGGAGCCGCTGGACTATCGCCAGCACGACCTGTCCGACGCCGTGGCGATCATGGGCATCAGCTCGCTGCCCCAGGTCGTCCCGGCCTTCGCCACCGACGCGGTGGAACTGCGCCGGCTGGACGGCTCGGCCTACGTGCGCCTGGACGAAGGCGGCACCCTGACGCTCGACGGCGCCAAGGTGCTGATCAAGTGCCCGGTGGTGTTCGAGGCCGGCATGACCGGCAAGGGCGACGTGGTCTCCAACGGCATCAGCCTGGAGCGCCACCTGCACGGCCAGGTCATGGCCGGCCCCGGCGTCACCGGCGTGCCGCAATGAGGACATGACAATGAGAGTGAGACGAATAGACAAGGACGGCGACTGGACCTTTGGCCAGGGCCGCAACAACTACGCCGACGGCAGTGAGTGCGTGGCGCAGCGCGTGTGTACGCGCTTGCGCTCCTTCAGCGGCGACTGGTTCCTCGACCTGGAACACGGCCTGCCCTGGCTGCCCCGCATGGAGCGGCCAGCGGACCTGGCGCAGATCGAGGTCGACATCAAGCGCTGCATCCTGACCACCGAGGGCGTGAGCGAGATCCTGGACTTCCAGATCAGCGAAAGCCCCGACGACAGGCGCCTGAGCATCGGCGTGACCCTGCGTGACAGCCTGGGTACCAGCCTGAGCACCAGCGTGCAGCGCTGAACGGCCGCAACCGCCGTCATACCGAAGCCCCACCTCGCGTGGGGCTTTTTCTTTGGAGAACCAACATGGGACAACTGACCAACAAGGGCTATGTCGGTGAACGCCTGGACAGCATCCTTGCGGATCTGGACCAGGGTTTCCGCGCCATCTACGGCAACGACATCGACCTTGCCCCCGACAGCCCGGACGGCCAGATGCTCGGGCTCATCGCCCAGATCCGCGCCGACCTGGAGGAGCTGGGCGAGGTCACCTACCGCGCCCTGGACCCGGACCACGCCAGCGGTGCCTGGCTGGAACAGCGGGTCGCCTACGCCGGCCTGACCCGGCGCCAGGCGCGCTACAGCTACCTGCGCGGCGCCGCCCTTACCGGCCGCGCCGGCACCCTGATTCCCGCCGGCTCCGTGCTGCGGGACATCAACCGCGGCCGCTGGCTGCTGGTCGCCGACATCACCCTCGGCACCGATGGCTCGGCCCGCGCCGACCTGCGCAGTGAGCTGCTCGGTGCCTTCAACCTGCCCGCCAACAGCGCGCTCACCATCGAGACGCTGGTGCTGGGCTGGGACACCGCCACCAACCTGGCCGCCGCCGAAGTGGGCGCGGAAGAGGAGACCGACCCGGAACTGCGGGCGCGCTTCTACCGCAGCCGCTCCCGCCCGGCGCAGAACAGCCTCGACGGCCTGGTGGCGGCGCTGCTGCAACTGGCCGACGTGCGCCAGGTGGTCGGGCTGGAAAACACCGGTTCCACCGCGGACGCCGACGGCGTGCCCGGGCACAGCCTCAACCTCATCGTCGATGGCGGCGAGGAGCAGGCCATCGCCCAGGCGATCTTCCTGCGCAAACCCGCCGGCACCGGCCTCATGGGGCAGCAATCGCGCACCGTGGTGGACGGGCAGGGCGTCAATCGCCTGATCCGCTTCGACCGCCCGGCGATGGTCGACTGCAAAGCCTTCGTCCAGCTGCGCCGGGACGCCGAATTCACCGCCATCGACGTCGCCGCGATCAAGGCCCAGCTGGCCCAGCTGGACTTCCGCATCGGCCAGGACGTGCAGCTCTCCCGGCTCTACAGCCCGATCAACACGGTGCAGGGCTTCTGGGTCGAGCAGTTGAAGATCGGCCGCCGCAGCGGCGCCCTGGCGGCGGACAACATCGTCATCGGCGTCCGTGAACGGGCCCGCTTCGCCCAGGCCGACATCGAAGTGGTGGTGCTATGAGCTACGACCGCCTGCTGATCTGGCAGTACCAGGGCAAGCCCCGGGCCGCCGCCACCGCCGAACTGCTCTCGCGACAGTTCGGCGATACCTGGCAAGGGCTGGCGGCGCTCCCTGAAACACTGGACATCGACAACGCCGAAGGCGTGAACCTCGACCTGGTCGGCAAGCATGTCGGCCAGGGCCGTGTACTGCCCGGCCTGGCGCCGCGCAGCCTGTTCGGCTTCCACGAGGTGGCCGGCGCCAAGGGCTTCGGCAAGGGCAAGTGGTACCGCATGGGCGACCCGCTGGGTGAGTCGGCGGTGCTCGATGACGACGACTACCGCTTCCTCATCCGCTGCCGCATCGCCCGCAACTACCAGCTCGGCACCATCGAGGACATCAGCGCGGCGCTGCGCTTCATCTTCAACAGCGAAACAGTGGTCTTCGACCAGTACGACATGAGCCTGACGGTGGTCATCCGCACCGACCAGGTCAGCGACTTCAAGCGCTACGCGCTGAACACCCTGGACATCCTGCCGCGCCCGGCCGGTGTCCGCATCCAGTTCTACGTCGCAGTGCCCCAGCGGGCATTCGGCTTCCGTGGCGCCCCCGGCGCCCTCGGCTTCAACCAAGGAAAATTCGCGAGGTTCCTATGACGCAATACACCCGTCCCGACGAACTGGTCTTCGCTTCCGGCGCCAAGCCGGGCGAGCTCCAGAGCTTCCCCGACATCCCCCGCGGCTGGGGGGTGACCTTTGACCAGACCACCGGTGTTCCGCCGATGGAATGGTTCAACGCCCTGTTCAAGCGCAGCGATGAAGCCGTGCGCTACCTGCTGCAACGCGGCATCGGCGAGTGGTCCACCAGCGAGGACTACCCGACCGGCGCCCACGTGCAGGAGGGTGGCAAGGTGTGGAAGGCGAAGGTGGCGAACGTTGGTAAACGGCCGTCGATCAACCCCACCGAGTGGGTGGAGACGGCGCTGACCCGTGATGCCCTGAAGACACTGATTCAGGAGCAGCTAGGGGGCGGGACCCTCAACTTCGGCCAATGGCTCTGGAGCGCCGCAACGTCTGGCGCGCCGGCCAACGGCTACCTCGCATTGAATAATTCAACACCGGCCAATGCCACTGCGCTACTGATCGCCAAGTCCAGCATCGAAGGGCTGGACTACAGCCGGGGCCTCAGCATCTTGCGGGCTGGGGACACCATCTGCTTCCAAAGCCGCGATGGCGGTGCCGTGGTTCATCGTTTCCGCGTTACCGGGGACCTGGTGGACAGCGGGACCTATCGTTCGGTCCCGGTGGTGTATGTCGGTGGGGCGGGTGGCGTGCCGGCGGCGAATGCTTCGCTGCAGGTGTTGCTGACGCCGGCAGGGGCTTCGGACGCGGCCCAGCCGCTGTTCTCCGTCATGTGGTGGCCCTATCGCTCGTCCGTTCCTGCAGGTTGGGTGCCCGCTGATGGTCAAGCACTGTCCCGGGCGACCTACCCCGACGCCTGGGCAGGCATCGTGGCGGTTCAAGTTCCGATAGTTGCGGAGTCGGCTTGGCTATCGACGCCAACAGAGCGTGGTCGTTATACCGCCGGCGACAACACTGCAACTTTCCGCGTACCGGACTACAACGGCAAGTCTGCTGGGACGCTGGGCGCTTTGTTCCTGCGTGGTGACGGCGCGCTCTCGATGGGTACACATGGCACGATCCAGGCGGATGCCCTGCAGGGACATTGGCATGCAATGGACATCGGTGGCCAGGCTGGCACTACCGCAATCAGTGCCTCGTCCATTGGTGTTTCAAACGGCACGCTTCCGTCGACCGGGGCAATCCGAAATCCGACAACTGACAACGTGAACGGTGTGCCTCGTACTGCATCTGAAACGCGCCCACTGAACGTGACGGGCTGCTGGATCATCAAGCTGGCGGGCAGCGTGACTAATGCCGGCAGTGTTGATGCATTGGCTCTGGCCTCAGCTTACGCAGCGCTGGTTACGCGTGTGGAGGCTCTCGAGGCGCGCCCGCGCACTTTGGGCGATGGCCAAACTTGGCAGAACCTGACTGCCAGCCGAGTCTCGGGCACGACTTACACAAACACGACCGGGAGACCCATCTTTGTGCAGGCGAGCATTACTACGGGCAGCGTAACTGCATATTGCAACGGCATATCGATAGTTCCGAACGGAATTTATGCGGCTTTTGTTGTGCCCAATGGGGGCACCTATTCAATTGCTTGGACTAATAACTTGAACGCAGTTTGGGCGGAGCTTCGCTAATGAAATTCTTTCGAAATACTCAAAGTGGCGAAGTGTTCGCCTACGAAAAAGACGGTTCCCAGGATCACCTGATCAGCAAGGAACTGGTACCCATGACTGCCGCTGAAGTCGAGCTGCACATCAACTCGGTCAGGCAACCGACTGCAGCCGATGTAGATATCGAGCGCGACCGGCGAATGGCTGCTGGCATGGAGTTCAAGGGAACGTGGTTCCAGTCCAGACCGAGTGATCACGAGAACATTCTCGGGGCCGCCCAGTTGGCTTTCATGGCCTTGGCTGGTGGCGCCAAACCGAGCAACCTGCGCTGGCTGGATGCTGACCAGGACTTCGCCTGGATCGCGGCCGACAACAGTCTGGTGACGATGGATGCACCCACCGTCGTGGAGCTTGGCAAGGCGGTGATTGCTCGCAAGCAGTCACTTATCTACGCGGGCCGTCAGTTGAAAGATATGCAGGCGATTCCCAGCGACTATGCCGACGACAAATGGTGGTCGTGATGGAGTCATCTAGTTGAAGTAACACTTATTTACGGCCCGCACTTTGCGGGCCGTTTCTTTTCCGACTGACTCGTTATCGGTTTGTACTGAAGACTTGGCGTTCGTTGATTCGTTTTCGGTGGGGCACCTGACCACCTTTATTTCCGGGCGGTAGACCGAACCTGCAAAAGGGGAGGCGCCGTTCAACCACCTGGTAATCGCCAGTGGTTTTCTAGCAAACGAATCGAACGAGGTTTTATCCATGACTCAATACAATCGCCCCAATGAGACGGTCTTTGCTTCGGGTGCCAAACCCGGAGAACTGGAAAGCTTCCCCGATATCACCCGAGGCTGGGGGGTGACCTTTGACCAGACCACCGGCATCCCGCCTATGGAGTGGTTCAACGCCTTGTTCAAACGCAGCGATGAAGCTGTGCGCTACCTGTTGCAACGCGGCATCGCCGAGTGGTCCACCACGGAGGACTACCCGATCGACGCCCATGTGCAGGAGGGCGGCAAGATCTGGAAGGCGAAGGTGGGCAGTGTTGGAAAGCGGCCGTCCCTCAACCCGACCGAGTGGGTCGAGACGGCGCTGACTCGAGAGGCTCTGAAAACGCTGATCCAGGAGCAACTGGGTGGCGGCACCATCAACTTCGGCCAGTGGCAGTGGAGCAGTGCCACCTCCGGTGGCGTCGCCAACGGTTACCTGGCGCTGAACACCACCAACCCGGCCGACGCCACATCGTTGCTGATCGCCAAGTCCAGCGCCGAAGGCCTGGACTACAGCCGCATAGTGGCCCTCTTGCGGGCTGGCGACACCCTCTGTATCCAGAGCCGCTCAGGCGGCACGGTCGCTCACCGCTTCCGTGTCACCGGGGATCTGGTGGACAGCGGGACCTATCGCTCGGTGCCGGTGGTTTACGTCAGTGGCGCCGGAGGTACGCCGACGGCCAATGCGCAGCTTCAGGTACTGATGACGCCGGCTGGCGGTACCGTTCCAGCGGCAAGCGCGACGGATTCGCAAACCGATTTCAACGCAGTACTTGAACCGGGTTGGTATCCCCGGCTGCTCGGGGGGGCTGCTGGCTCGAGGAACGCTAATCATCCTGATGGCCAGGTAGCCATGCAAAAGGGCAGTGGTACGACCAATTACTACTGGTTACTGGTTGTTCGCTACTCCTCAAACCTAATCCAGGTTGCACTGCCCTATGTGAGTAGTGCCGACACTACGTTGGTGACGATGAAGTTTCGTCTTCTGGGGGGCGGTACCTGGTCTCCCTGGCGTTCGATTCTGCATGCAGACAACACACAGGGAACGGGTTTTCCCGCCGCTTCGGTGATGTGGTGGTCCCTCCGCAGCTCCATTCCTGCCGGCTGGGCGCCGGCAGATGGCCAACTGCTGAGTCGGGCTCTGTATCCCGATGTCTGGGTGACGGTGAGCGAAGGAAAAGTGCCTAAAACAACCGAAGCACTCTGGAGCAGTGATCCATCGCAACGTGGCATGTTCACGGAGGGCGATGGCAGTACAACGTTCCGGATGCCGGACTACAACGGCAAGGCGGCGGGGTCGCTCGGTGCTCTGTTTATGCGCGGTGATGGGGCACTATCCAGCGGTGCGTCTGGTTCGATTCAGGGAGACGCTATTCGGAACATAACGGGGGCGGGAGCGAAAATCATCGGTTCAGCCCCGACCGGCGCTTTTGGTTTTGAGAGTATCGGTAGTTCACCAACTGGAACCTCTAGCGGGACACTCCTGAGTTTTGACGCATCCCGTGTTGTGCCTACTGCCTCTGAAAACCGCCCTCTGAACGTTACTGGCTGCTGGATCGTTAGAATGGGTGGCGGTATTGCGAATCCAGGTAGCATCGATGCGGCTGCACTTTCCACAACCTATGCAACTCTGGTTACACGCGTAGAGGCTCTTGAAGCTCGCCCGCGCACCCTCGGAGAGGGCCAGGCTTGGCAGGATCTGAAGGCATCTCGTGCCACCAACACCACTTATACGAACACCACCGGGCGTTCGATAGCAGTGAGTGTCGCCCTATACGACAACGGCTCTTACGCCTCCTCCATATACGTCAATGGTGTGGTGATCGGTTGGTGGGATCAACCTACCGCTATCACGTACACCCAGACGTTCCTTGTCCCTCCGGGAGCGACCTACATGGTGAGTGGCAATGCTGGGTCGCCGAGCGGCAATACTCTTCAATACTGGGCGGAGCTTCGCTAATGAAATATTTTCGACATATACAAAGCGGGACGGTTTTCGCTTATGAGCAAGATGGTTCCCAGGATCAACTGATCGCTCGGGAACTTGTTCATATGAGTGCCGTTGAGATCGAGGCCCACCTGAACCCGATTCGGCGACCGAGACCGGTCGATGTAGACGTCGAGCGCGATCGCCGTATTGAGGATGGCATTGAGTTCGAGGGCTATTTGTTCCAGTCCCGGTCATCCGATCACTCGAACATCATCGAGGCAGCTCAACTGGCGTTTATGGCGATGGCCAATGGTATCTCGCCTGGTGATTTGCGCTGGTCAGACCCGGAAAGGGATTTTGTCTGGATCGCGGCAGACAATAGTCGGGTTCCCATGGACGCCCCAACGGTTGTGGCGCTCGCTAAGGTGGTTGTTGAGCGTAAGCAATCCCTGATTTACGCGGGGCGCCGATTAAAGGATATGGAGGTTATCCCGAGCGATTACACCGACGATAAATGGTGGGTGTAGTGGGCATGAACACTTAGCAATTTTTCGATTAGGGTACTGCTTGTTTCCAGCCCGCACTCTGCGGGCCGTTTTCATTACTGAACTGGCCGATTCGTTGTCGGCTTGTATCGAAGGCTTGGAATTCGTCGATTCGTTTTCGGTGGGGTGACTGACCACCTTTATTTCCGGGCGGCAGACCGAACCCGCAAGAGGGGAGGCACCGCTCAACCACCTGGCCTATTGCCGGTGGTTTTCTAGCAAACGAATCGAACGAGGTTTTATCCATGACTCAATACAATCGCCCCAACGAGACGGTCTTCGCCTCGGGGGCCAAACCCGGGGAGCTTGAAAGCTTCCCTGATATCGCCCGTGGTTGGGGCATTGCTTTCGACCAGACCGACGGCATTCCGCCGATGGAGTGGTTCAACTCGCTGTTCAAACGCAGTGATGAGGCTGTGCGTTACCTATTGCAGCGCGGAATTTCTGAGTGGTCCGCTACCGAAGACTATCCCGCGGAAGCCCATGTGCAGGATGCTGGTAAGGTCTGGAAAGCCAAAGCTGCCAATACCAACAAGCGGCCTTCTACCAATCCTGCTTCATGGGCTGAGGCGGCAATGACTCTGGATGCCGTGAAGGCACTTATCCAGGAGCAGATTGCCGGTCTGGACAGTGGGCTCCCTCTGTTCCATGTAAGTTGGTCGCCCTCTCGGCAATTGACTTACCCAGGGCAGCCATTTGCAGATGGCGGTCTTTTGGGGCGTACAGCCTTCCCTGAGGCTTGGGCTGCAATCGCAGCAGGCAAGGTACCGGTCGTCGATGACGCTATCTGGCTGTCCGATCCTGCGAAACGCTGCTGTTATAGCCGTGGCGATGGCACCACAACTTTCCGTGTCCCCGACTACAACGGCAAATACCCGGGTTCTGTTGCTGCTGTCTTTCTTCGCGGTGATGGAACCATGTCGGCAGGGGTGGCAGGGGAGATTCAGAAGGATCAGATTCAGACGCATCGTCATCCGACTGTAGTTGGGTCGTCTGCCTCTCCTTCAACTATAAACTCCCGCTTTCCTGTTGAAAACACGCTTACCAATGGTATTGCTGGCGGCACATCGCTTCAGAATCAGTATTCCGTGTTGTCCGATACTCCGTCTCTGGATGGCACTACTCGGGCTGGGACAGAAACAAGGCCAATCAACGTAACAGGCAGTTGGACGGTTAAGCTTTTTGGCAGGGTGGGTAACAACGGCAGTGCCGACTTGATGCAGTTGGTCACGGACTACGCCAACCTTGCCTCGCGTGTAGCGAATCTTGAAGCGAAAATTTCTGCCCGCGGAGTACTTATCGTGGCTGATGAAAAAATGCCGGGTACAAACGGCGGTAGCGCCATTGCTGGTGTGAATAACCGAACGCTGAATACAGTGCGTTACAACACTATTCCGGGCGCTTCGTTGGCAAGTAATCAGATATCTCTGCCGCCAGGAAAGTATCGGTTTCGCATTGAGACAGCCCATGGGAATGTCGATAATTTTCATGCTTTTTTGTTTAACGAAACTGACGGCGTGCCGGTAACTACGGCTATTGGTGGGAATGGCAGTGCGCCTGGGGCCGGTGATTACATTCAAGGGCTTTCCGTAATGGCCTCTGCAATTGAAATTACTCAGAGAAAGACGTACAGCATAAAGCTTTGGGTTATGAGCGCGTATGCAAATATCGGCTTGGGGTGTGCTGCTAACTCTGGTAATACCGAATGCTATACCGTCGCCGAATTCATCAAGGAGTGGTAATGAAGTACGCAACTTTTACTACCAGCGGGCGTATTGCTTGCGCCTACAACGACGAGACTGTCGTCGACGTTCCTGCGGGTGCTTACATGCTGACTTCGGAACAGTGGGAGCAGCGTACGACACTGGTTTTAATCGACGGGGAGGTGGTCATTACCTCTCCCCCTGACTCCGCTAGTTTTTGCCAGTGGAACGGTGCCGAGTGGGTGCTTGACTCTGCTGCACAAGAGCAGGCGGCGATTGCACAGGTGTTTTCTCTGCGTGACTCCTTGCTCCGGTCGGCCGCGCTACGCATGGCTTCCTTGCAGGACGCACTGGACCTGGAGGAGGCGACCGCAGAGGAGCTTGATCGACTGCGTGCATGGAAGCGCTATCGAGTTCAGTTGAGCCGAGTAGGACAGCAACAAGGATTTCCCAATGCTGTCGAGTGGCCGGAAGTTCCGGGGCCAAGAGTTGACTGAGAGCTTTTCAAAATGATGGAACAGCCCATGTCCAGGTTTGTAGACCAGATTATTGCCATCCAAAAGACTCATGATAAAGCGAGCTTTGCTAGCTACCGGTTCGATGAATTCTTGCCGCGCTTCTCCATCACCACCCCCGCCCGCCAATCCGCCTTCCTGGCCCAGTGCGCCCATGAGTCTGCTGGTTTCTCCCGCTTCGCGGAGAACCTCAACTACAGCGCTGCCGGCCTGGCGGCCACCTGGCCGGGGCGGTTCCGTGGAGCGGATGGGCAGCCCAATGCGTTGGCGCTGGCTTATCAGCGGCGGCCGGCTGTAATCGCCAACTATGTTTATGCCAATCGCATGGGCAATGGCGACGAGGAGTCTGGTGATGGCTGGCGCTTCCGTGGGCGGGGTCTGTTGCAGATCACCGGGCGCGGGATGTATCAGCGTTGCGGCGATGCCTTGTGGCTGCCGCTGCTGGAGCAACCGGATCTGCTGCTGCAGCCGGAGCAGGCGGTGTTGTCCGCTGCCTGGTTCTGGCAATCCAATGGTTTGAATGCACTGGCCGATGCCGGGGATTTCGAAGCCATCACCCGCCGTATCAACGGTGGGCTGAATGGCCTGGCAGAGCGCAAGGCGCTCTGGCTGAAGGCCCGGGAGGCGCTGGAATGAACCTGCTTGCTTCCTGGAAATGGCTGGCGTTGCTGCTTATGGCGGCGCTGTTGATTGGGCTGGGCGCATGGTGTTCCGCCCGCGTTTACCGCCCGCAACTGGAGGAGCTGAGGCAACAGCTGGCCGAGTCCCGTCGTGGTGCCGAAGCCAGCCTGCTGGTGCTGCAAAAGCAGAACGCTGCCATGGTCGAGCTCGAGGCTCGTGCTGCGGAGAGAGTCCGTCAGGGCGAGTTGCTCCAGGCGCGGGCCAACCAGGCTGCGCAACAGGACTACGCCGCGGCGACCCGGGTGATGCTGGAGCCATCGCCGGCAGGCGTCGATGCCTGTGAGGCGGCGCGCCTGGCGTTTGCCGAAGAGCTTCGCCGGGAGCGTGCGCCATGAAAGTCGCCTGGTTGCTGCCATTTGCGCTGTTATCCGGCTGCTCCATCGGGGTGCAGCCTGCCCCTGAACTGGTCGAGGTCAAGGTGCCGGTGCTGGTCGCCTGCAAGGCGGTCGCTCCTGCGGTGCCGGCGTTTGCAGTCGAGTCGCTGGCGCTGGATGCAACGATCGATCAACAAATGAAAGCCCTGCGTGCCGAGCGCTTGCAACGCATCGGCTACGAGCGCGAGCTATTGGCCGCGTTCCAGGCCTGTCGCTGAGTACGACGGGCCTCTTCCCTCCTTTCGGGCGCTGTTTCAGCGCCCGCCTTTTACGCAGTCATGCTCGTCGAATGTGACGAGCTGGCTGCGTCCTTTTCCCTTCTTCGCGACATAGTGATAGCGGGTCTGGCCATTGGTGTTGCTGACCTTGTCTGGCTTGCCCAGCATGCTTTCCACATCGCGCCGGGTCATGCCCGTCCTCACCTGTTTGCGCAATATCGCCTGGCGTCGCTCCTGGCCGACGATGCGGTTGCCGCAACCATCCTGCCTTTCCCCCACTACTTCTATTTCCCTGGGCTTCTCGGCCTGTTCCTTCCGTGCGTTTCGCGTTATCCGTTCGATCTTTGCCGGTGGCAGCAATGCCGGGCTGTCTTGCATGGCCTCGACTCGTTCCCGCACCTCCACCAATTCGTCGTCCGGGCAACCCAGCTGGGTGAAGGTGACATGCCCGTGCGCGTCCTCGCATCGGTAGATGGAGGCCTCCAGCGGCGGGCTTTCGAGCGCGATGTAGAGCAGAAGGGGCAGGGTGCAGAGCGATGTGCGCAT